AATGTTCCCGCAGGTAAATCAATATTTGCTTCTTCATCTGTATATCGATATTGGCCAGATGTCGGGAAATTAAGTACAGCTTCAAATGCGCCATTGATAACATTCACAGGAAACAATATTAATCGCCCATCATCACGCTTTAGCGGCATTGAGAAAGCTCTATCAGGAACGGCTACAGTCCCTGTTACAGTTAAATTGCTCAGCTCATTGCAGGTTATTTTACTAAAATCACTAGAGTGCATTAATGAGCCAGTGACTGAATTTACTATAATTTCAGTGACACCATCATCAAGAATTGGCTCGTGATGAAACACACCATCTATGAATTTGTACTCAGTAAGATCTCCAATGGGAGCGTTATCGACTTCAATATGTGGCTCTTTGAATAACGGGTCGTTTGTGTAATGGAATATACGCTTTGTATCATCTAAAACGATTTTCATGCTAAGCCTCCATTTGTATGTAATACGACGTTATGTGATGGTAACTTGCCTCACTACTCGTCTGCCTTTGATATAAAGGGTTAACCCTCTCTTTTATGTCGGTATACCCCGAAGCGTTTACCTGAAAGTTGCCAGTGCGGTAGTCTCCTATACCTGTCCCTGCTTGGGATGAAGAATTGCCATTGGACACAAGAGTTTTTAGATAGAAGCACTTTTTATTCAGAGTTCGGTCGTAAGAACCACTCGACCAAGCATGCTGATATGTCGTCTGTATAGACTCTAGAAATGCCAGCACATCAGCATCCCCTCTCATAAAGATATCTGCCACTGCTTTTCCAGCATCAAAGATAACAGTGCGTCTTGCCATATCTGCAAACATAGTAACCCTAGCATCCGGCAGCAGCACGACCTGCGTCAGCCAAGGAAGGTCAGCAAGCAACATAGGGAAGCCAATGCTTACGTCAGATATGATTGCATTTATTGCTACAGGCTTAGATGTGATGAGGTCTTTGGCTGATTGTGTTGAAATGATGATATCCATTGCCGCTTGAGATGCGGCTATCGCCGTCATAGCAACCTGTTCAGATGAAAGTATCTCAAGAGCAAAAGACGATTTAGCCACGTAGGTCATTGCATATTTAGACTGAACAAGTCCATCCATTAGCAACGCATCCGTTGCAATTTTCTGCCAAAATGTCACATCGCCAATAACATCCATCAGAGTGTAATTACCATAAACTGCAAGCACACTTGATGGTGACTTGAATATCAAGTCCATGACTACGGTATTTTCAAGAATATCAGTAGGTAGTCCATTTACCTGTGCCCATTCAGCTGCACCTGCTGCGCTTGATGCATACTTTTCGATATCCTCACCTGTAACGAGCGGATCTCTTAGTAGCTTAATCAACTCACCGCCACCACTGCTCAATAATTCATTTAACTCCATGCTGCCCCCTACTTATGAACACTGGTAATGGTGAGATCATCATTATCAGCACTTAATTTATATATGGTCACAGTGCCGCGACCCGTTAATGTGTGGCTGGCTTCGCTTACGCCATTTGGCACATGAATCTTTCCGTCTGGATTACTAATTGTGAGCGTGCCACCATCGTCTTTGATATTGGTTATTTCTATCTTGTCGCCCACCTGATACGTTGATGCATCGATGGCAACGCTACCCGCATTGACCGAATCCCAATGAAATACCGTTTCAGTCGACTTTCTCACTAAGGTGGTTGCACCGGCAGTTTTATAAACTCTCTGTACTTCGTTAGCCGCAACCTTGATATCAATAGCATCGAGGCGATCATTAATGAGCGTCATTTCGCCGCCAAAGTCATACATCCAGCTTTCAGCCGATACCACCACGGGGGTAGCATTTGCAACGCTCAGGTGCTCGATCACCATGTTGCGGGTAAGCACATTGCCCACGGTGGGGTGCAGGGTTTTGATTTTCTGCGTGAGTGGCACATAGGCAAACATCACTAAATCGTTAGCCTGCACTAAGCCAATCCAGTTAAACTCAAAATCACCGATATCGGTGAGCATCATCTGACTGTAGGTGACACGGTTTTCATCGATGATCCCCGCCTTAGTTGGCGCACGTTCAAACACTATATTTTCAGGTGCCGGCATGGGCTCGTCTGCAGGTTCGGGGACGGTGTGATCGAGCCCCGGAATGTTTGCAAACACAAACTTGGTGATATCCAGTTTCGGGCCGCTACCCACGGCGGCGGAGATCAGGCTTTGGCCTATGGTGGTTAGTCGTGCCATTAATTGGCCCTCGCTGTTAATGTTTGATAGTCGTTATTGCATTCGGTCACAGGCAGATGCAGCGATGTTGCCTTGTTTGAGACATATTCATAGCGGCGGCAGGTGCGGCCATAGTCCTGAATGATGGTGGCCAGCAATGCGGCGCTTGAGACCTGAGTATCATCGAGTTCGATAGAGATAATGTCCCAATCTCTATCCACCTGGCGCTCATCGATGCTCAGTACCGGCACACCGAGGCGACTCATGATGTTAATAAAGCCCTGCGTGCTGCCTGCGTCTTGGGCATTGATAAAGGCATAAGCCACCCGCTTGCGATACAGCCACAATGGCTCATCCCTGAAACGGGTAATTCTGCGTTCCCATGCCTTAAGATTAAGCATATCCAGTGAGCAGGTAAGCGGGTCTTGCTGCACCAGTGGCCAGATAAACCAACCGCGCAGACGTTGCCAGAATGACTGCATGCCATTGCCCAGCATGGCGGGCTCTTGTGGCTCTGGTGTAGCTGGCAGCGTTTCGCCATCCATCCACCACGGCAGCGTTAACTTAGGCAGTTTGGGACTATTGTCAGCCATCAGGCCACCCCGCGGTTAGTGATGGTCAGGCTGTTGATTCGTGGTAGTTCGAGGCCGCTCACAATATCATTATTAGCCCAGCGCACACTCTTAAGGTTCGGCAACTCTCTATGCAGCTCGCCAGTCAGCACTGAAAAGGCAAACACGCTCTGTGGCTTAGTCCGGGTTAGCAGACTATGCATATCAGATTCACGAAATACGGCGCGAACGCGCGACTCGATATCACTCTGCAGTGTCGCTACTTCATCGACACTCAAGTTGGCGGCATGCCAAAATTCGACGGAGAGATCCGTTGGCGCGGCGGCAATGGCCATAGCCCGAAGATCATCACCATGGCCGTGGTTGCCCTGGGTGCTGATGTAATTATTTATGTCGTCAATCATGGCCTGCGGCGTTTCGCCTACATCCATCATCACATGACAATTTGCGGTACCTGGCCCCCGTGGTGCTTCGTGTTCGAAATAAAGCCAGTCACTGCGAATACCCGCAAAGCTTGAGATAGCCGCGCGATATACCGCATCGATATGATAGTTGCCGACACTGCCGAACTGATCACGTATACGCAGCGCCAGCTCATCGTCGATTTCTTTATTGGCTCCGGCGCGGGTTATCCAATCACCGACATTGCTCACCGACTCGATGCCCGCTATTGCTTGCGGCAACACATGGTAATAGCCACCCCCTATGTTGTGGCCAGCCCCTGCAGTGTCAGCCTCACATAAAATAGCGGCGCTTTGGGTACCGGCAGGGATCACAATATCGGCCAACACCAACAGCTTATAGATAGCGCCCAAGGTGTTATCGGTTTGCACTATGGTGCCCGCTTTCACCACAATATCGGCATTAATATCGGTTTTGGTGAAGGTGATATTACCCTGCGTTTTGACTGCTAATTTGCGTTCCAGGTGAACATCCCATGCCTTAAGCTCTAAATAAAATTCTGTGGCCGTGGCGGCAAACATGGCGGGCAGCACATGGTTAGCCAGCAACGTCTTGATAAGCCATAACACTGGCGTAACCACACAGGCAGAGAAGAGTTTCCAAAACGGAGACATAGCACTGTCATTACTGATAATGGAGTTGGCCGCTACCACATCGGCTTCGAGCAAGGCGGTTACCCCGGCTGCGGTAAGCGGTACCCCTTCATCTTCTAATACTTTTTCAAAATCAACTTGTGGGCGCGACATAGCTTACCTCTGCAGTTTTTACATCAAGAGCCAACGGGCCAAATTCATAGGTGGTGGCGGTGATCGTGATTAGCTTTGGAGTACTAATATCCAACTCAATTGAACCTGGCACTAAACGAGTATCGGTTTCTATTAGCAGTTCTATCTCGGTATACACATCACTTCGCATGGTCGCATTACGCTGAGCAACTAACTTAGCCACAAGGCCGGATTCCATCAGCAAGTGTTTCAGGTCTTGGGCGATACTTGCGCGCGTATTGGTCAGGTTTGGCTGCGCCCCGACATCGAGAGACAGTGCACCGTCGACAATTAACAGGTCGCTATACTTACTCAAATTAGTATCTGTGGTCATCCGGTCATTAACTCCTGTTGTTCGGCAATTTCTGCAAGGCTGAAATTCTTCGGTGGATTATGAATATTCACATCACCAAAGCTAAGACTCTTGCTGTTTGATTGACTGGCCACTCTGTTAGCCTTGGCGCTCATTGCCGCCTGCTGATTAATGCGCGGCTTAATGGCGCTGGCCATGGTCTCATTGGCCACCGGCTTAATATCGAGTTGCTGAGTTAGTGGTTCGGGCTGGTAAGGTGACAGCGCATTGCGCTGCATATCTACGGCTTGAACCATTGGCGGTGTTGACTCGGGGGGCAACTGGCCACGCTGCAGATCAACAGTTTGCATCAGTGACTCGGGCACCATCGGCGATAGCTGGCTTTGCTGATATTCAACCGGTAAGCGAGTGACGTTATCAGTTGCAGATTGCACAACCGGGTTAGTTACACCGGGCGCATTCAACCAAGGGCCATTCATGGGAGCCGCGTTCGCCACATCATTGGCGGCAGTCTGCTGCATCCATGTGGGCACCGCTTGC